TTTTTTTTTTTCAAGCAGAAGACGGCATACGAGATACATCGGTGACTGGAGTTCAGACGTGTGCTCTTCCGATCTAATAGTTAGTAAATTTCTCTATCTTTTTCTTAACAACTGGTAAACCATTAATAATACTCATTCCAGTTGGAACTTCAACACTCTTTGGTCTCCATGGATGACCACACAATCTGACAGCTAATCTTCTAGAGATTTGTTCCCTAGTCATATCTCCAACTTCAAAAAACGCAACTCTTCTTCTATCTAAGATTCCTCTAAATGCAATATCAATCAACTGATATGTCTTACCTCTTTTTTCTGGACCTATGAATGATATGAAGTTTCCTCTTGATAACGAATGACCATAAAACTCTCCTAATGCACCTGGATATTTGATTAACACATCTTCTTTGTCTTTGAACAAACAATTCCAAGTTTTTGCATCATTGAACAAATCAATATCATCAGAATCAGATCCCAGATTAGGAGCTCTGAACGATGTAATATGTTGCTCAATCTGCTCATGACTTTTAGTATCAATCGCGCCTTGTAACCTACTAACCAACAATCTGGCTTCATTCTCTAAAAAATATGTCTTAGCTTGTTCTATTTCATACTTAGAGTTGATTTTGCCATTAGTTTCTTCAAACTCATCAGAAAGAGATGCTAAAAACTTCTCAACTATTTCAGCAGTGTCTTTGTCTTCATTCCTTGATTCCCAATTTTCAAACACATGTTGGATATTCTTTTTTGGAGATTTTCCTTCATTCTGTTTGAAATATTCTACACACCATCCAGCAACTAAATTCTCCCATTTAGAAGCAAATAATCCTTCTGGCTTCCAAATTGAAGATAGTGAAGATAGAAATCGTGTAGACATTATAGCACATATTAAAGCTCTTCTACCTCTTTTATCTTTATACTCAGTTATTCTCATCAGAAATGTCTCCCACTGTCACTATTATCTCACCTGTATTTGGATCAACCACTCTTTTATTTTGTCTTTTATGGCTTACTTCATAATTCTCTTCTTTCAATGTACCATCTAATTTCATACAATCTTCAATCCAATTGATACAACTTGATAGATGTTTAACACTTTGAATGATTAATTCATTATTATTTTTATGTAGAATCTTATTGTTACAGTAGTAACTGACTATTTTAGTCAATCTCATTTCTCCATAATTGTCTACCACTCCTTTGATACTCTTAGCTAGTGCGAATTTGTTAAAAGGAGGTTTTTTACATTTGCTCTTTCTGCAATATGCTTTTCCTAACATATCTGCTAAATCAAGAATTGGTTGAGTAATATCTTTCTTCTTAACTGTTTTTTCTTCTATGGGAAGAATCTGGGTGGGAACCGGCGTAGCCGTTCCCCTCTCAGATCTATTATTACTAATATTCTTTATATACTTTCCGCTTGTTTCTAACCGTTTATTTTCAAGCGGTCTTAACCGCTCGTTTTCAAGCGGTCTTCCGTTTTTCACATAATTATCACTTCTTTTATCTAAACAGTTACAACTCCAATCAATCCATAACCTACGTTCATCACCTACCCATTTAGAGATTAACATGCCATTATCTTCTAAAGAAGATAGAAGAACTCTCACTCTTTGTTCACTTTTATTGATTTTTTTACCAAGGAATGCATTAGACGCATAACATCCTCTGTCACCTTTGGAAAGACTATCAATAACCATAACCAACCAAGCTGCTATGGCAGTAAGATCACCACTTTCAACTTTATCATGAAGTTTACGATGAGCAAAAGTACCAGTAAATTGCCTCTCATGAATTTCAACTTGTTCTGACATTAGAATTACATCACTTTCTGGAAGATATGTGGAAAAAGGATATTCATGTTAAAATTACATGAATATCCTTTTAAGGAACAACAAATTAGTTTACAATTAAAACTATCGGACATGATCTAACTCCTGTTTAGTTAGATTACCGTGCATTTGGTGTTTAATCCAAATGCGTTAATTTTAGACTGAGAGAAGATGTCAGCTTCTCTCAGTCTTTTTTATTTAATTATCTGTTTGGGACGACCAACTTTGGCTTTCTTAGGGGGAAGTGATAACAAACTTCGGAGAAAGTCATTTGGAGTGCCAATAGGTTCAGATTTTTCTTTAATCAGTGCAAAAACTTCTTCATCTACGCAGATGAGTTTGTTTGCTTTGCTTGTTTTAGATTTTTCTGATGACATTTGTTCAACTATAACTATTTTTTCTTGATTAAGAAATAGAAGAATTTTCCTTTTTGTAAATTGTAATTTGAAAATCTTCTCCATAAAACTTTTTGAAGTATCTGGACACCTTGTTTGAAATCAATTTCAGTTTTGCGTCTAATGATGTTGGACCAATTTTATTGGAATAAAACATCCAGACTGGATCTATAGTATCACCCAAATTAGGATATTCAATTTTCATCATATGTTCTGATGAAATCTTGTATAAAGGCACTTTGGTAGTTTTGTCTAAATAGAAGTAATATATGTAATTTCCGTCTGAGTACACAGGGGCCATGCTTGGTTTTGAAATTGTATCAATTGGATATAATTGTATCGGCACTCCAAACATGTTGGGAACAACCCAAGTCAAACACATTCCGGTTTTATTCAACTCTTTTAACCAAAATTTCACCATGTCCGAAAAAGTCATTGACGCATTTGGTTTACAAAACAATTTTCCAATTTGTAGTTCATCAATGGTTTTACCACACGTCCAATTAAAACCAAATTCTCCAGTAGATTTTGGTACTGGATACCATGGTCCTGGTTTTGGTTCCTTAGATTTAAGGAATTTTTCAAAATCAATGAATCCAGCGATACCAGCTACTGTTTTTCCAAAAAAGCTTCTTCTGTTAATCATCATTATTAACCTTTTCGTAAATGTGTGGAACAACACAAATATTGTTTAAGTACCCTTTGATATGTTCAAACTCAAGTTTAGATAAAATAAATGGTTGATCTCTTCCATTCATATAACAATCATATACATCAACTGGTTGCCAATTCTTTTCTAAGTACAATATGTTGTTTATGTTGATGAACTTGTCATCAGACAATTTTAGAAATACTGGATTGTTCATATTCACTCTGTGTTATGAGGACAAGGAAATGCTGACATATGTCCTATACAATGCGACCCAACAGGACATCCACAGGGCATTTGGGTAACAATTACAATTTTTTCGTTCGGAGGTACGTGTCTCAAGGCTTCTGCTGGCAAGTCTGTTGTGGACACTACAAAAGAGTACTCAGAACACAATTTCTCTATTTTAAATCTCAATTCTTCAAGTTTTTCTTTTGGAAGTAAATTCACTAACATAATCATGCTCCTACAATGTTGTATTCTCTAACACTTCTACCATGTCCATTCCAGTAGATATCATAGTCTGGTTCTCTAAAATAACGATCTTTGATAATTTCATTTATGTCTTCATCGTTAAATGCTCCTCCAAACGTTCTGATACTACGAATCTTTCCAATTTTAACTCCATCTTCACTACCCCATTTGAAATACACTGTGTCTCCAATATTGAATTTGGGTGGGATCAGTGTGGATGGGTCAAATTCATTTGGCCAAGGAACAATTAAATAACCATTAAAATACTCTTCTCCTGTTCCACATTTTGTGTGGTTGCAAGGTATCCATTTGGAACCATTCCAGTGGGGAATTGGAATGTAGTTTTTGTAGGCACTCATTCCAAAAACCTCTTTCTTAATTTATCAAGCTCTTCTTCTGAAGCACATCCTGGATCTTTAGCGTCTAATGCTACGTTAAATGTTTGTCCAGGGAATGAGTTCAAAATGACACACAATTCATTTGCTCTTTTTTGTGCATCTGGTTCATTATCAAAACAAACCACTCTCATAGGATATTTGATCATTTGTTTCAATTGGGCTCTAGTCCATTCAATTCCCATTGTAGCAACCGCACCAGGACCAATTTTCATAGCATCAAATGGTCCCTCTGTTATTAGAATGGCATGATGAATGAAGTCTATACCAAAAAGTATAGATTTCATTGCAATTTCTTCTTCAGATGAAGAAGCATTCCAATATCTTTTTCCAATATCATCTGTGAGAGCTCTTGCAGTCCAACTTACAATTTTTTCTTGATATATTACAGGAATGAATATTCTCCAACCTAAAATTGGATTGATTCCAATTCCCTGTAATCCCCACAAAGATTCTAACTGTTCAACATTAAATCCACGACTTTTGAGGTATTTTTTGTGAATTGGTAGAAGTGGACCTAATCCTTCTGGAAGAACTAATTTGCCTCTTGGTCGTATTTTGATTTTGTCATTGTATCCATTGATACTTTTGACTAGATCTCTGATAGTTTGTTTGGATTGTTTGGATAACTCACATATTGAATCAATTAATGAGTGTGATCCACATGTCCAACATTTGGCTATTCTACCATTCCTAGCAAGTCCCATTCTCCATTTACCAGAATGGGGAGTACACCATGGACAATCTACCTGAACAAATCCAGATGTACAATGATGATGATTTTCAGGAGCTGTTTGTATGTTAAACAGCTGGAGAATATCTCTAATCGTCATTGTAACCAGCCCCAAGTTTTTCTATGGTATATGTGATACATAACTTGATAGTTTTTGACATTATGTTTTTCCATCAATGCTTTCATTATTCCGTTACCAAGTTTTTTACCAGGAATGATAATCTCATCCATATCTTTTCTGATTGCAAGAACTTGTGATTCAGTAAGACTTGCTGTATTGACTTTTTCACCTCTAGGTAGAGTCCCATGTATTTTTCTGTCTTGCGAATCTTCTAAAGAAGTACCCCAACAAATGTTTTCTAAACAATTATGATCCCTAATACCATCTAAGTGACGACATTGCATATTTTCAGGTTTAGGGCCGACAAATGAAAATAACACAGCATGGTGGTATCTAATAAAACCAGTTGATAACTCAGTCAATCTGTATCCATCTTTATCTAATCTACCAATTATTAGTTTTTCTTTTTTCACAAACTTTCTTGGTAAGGATTTTATTCGTCCTTTGTTTGAAACCAAATATAGTTCATTTGAATTTGGAAGGTAAGTCCAAGCTTCAATATTTTGATGAATTTCACATAATGGATTACTAGAAGTGGCGTAAATAATATTTTTCATTTTAATTCCTCTTAAATCCATTTAATCTCTAAAATCTGTAAATTAAATAACCGGCCCTAATAACGCTTTTAGGTTTTAGACGCGTCCTAGATTGAATTAGACGGTCTCCCAGGGCTTTTTAAGCCGGGTTTAAACGTCCGGCTTAATTCCCGTTCCAACTCGTCATAAACGTTTAACGTAGACTCATCAACTGGTTGACCATCTAAAGCTGCGTCCAACACTCCTTGTTTCTTTTGGAGTATTTCACACAGTTTTTCTTCTATTGTTCCATGGGCTACTAGATAGAATATCTGGACTTTGTCATTTTGACCAATTCTATGTGCTCTATCTTCACATTGAGTCATATTTCCAGGAACCCAATCTAATTCAGCAAATGCAACTGTGGTAGCAGCTGTTAATGTAATACCAACCCCAGCTGCTGCAATGTTCCCAATAAATATTCTACAGTATTTCGATTTTTGGAATGTCTCAACTGCTTTTCTTCTATCATCCCCAGTTACACTACCATCAATAAATACAGCTGTGTTTTTGTATCTGTTGTAAATCTCGGATAGAACGTTTTTATGAATGCAGAAAAGGATGAGTTTACCTTCTGAATCGTTCAAAAAGGTATCAACCCAATCAAATACTGAACTTAGTTTTAATTGAGCTGCTAATCTCTTGAGGTAACCCATCTTAACAAGAGATTCTGCAGAACGTGCTTTTTTAGCTTTTGCTTTACTTTGTTTACTCAACCATTTAATGAAATCTTGTTGAGCAGCTTTATATTCGTTAGGTTTATCTATCGAGAGAGGAGTGACAAAACGTGATTTGGGAGGGAGATCTTTTAATACGTCGCGTTTTAACCTTCGAATCATCAAATTGGAGATTAGTATCTTGTGAAGTTTGGATAGATTAGTAGCACCATTGTATTGCATTCCCCATCTTGTCATTTGGGGATCACAGTATTCATCAAGATAATTTGTTTTACTATCAAAAAGACTTGGTTTAATTATACTAATAGCATTCCACAATTCAGATGGTTTGTTTACCATAGGAGTTCCGCTAATTGCTAGAACATGTGGAACATCTTTACATAGTTTTTTGAAAGCCTTGCATCGTTTGGATTTTCCATTTTTAATGTAATGGATTTCATCTCCAATTACGATTTGAGGATTTAGGGATTTGAGAAAATCCACCCATTTTGGTAACACATCATAGTTGATGATGAATAATTGTTTTTTGTAGTTTGGTTTTCTAGTAGGTGGTTTTCCCCCTTCAAGCACAATGGAATCCATTCCTATGTGCTGTTTGGCTTCTTTTGCCCAGTTCCACTTTAGGGATTTGGGACAAACTACTATGATTGGACGTTTACTGGGATGATCAAAACAATATAAGAGGGTTTCGAGAGTTTTGCCTGTCCCCATCTCACCGGCGACTAAGGCTCTACCCTCGAAATCCTCTATACGTCGAACATCTTCTTCTTGATACGGAAACGGTTCTGTTGGCTGAAATTCTTTCAAGATTACTTCTGGTATTCAGGACAGATTAATCCAAATACCGCCTTACGATCTACCTTGGAAGGTAGCACCTCTCTAATGTGACGAAGTAAACTGTTTGCAGCACATCTACGACCCATTCTTTTATTGAATGCATCCGGTGGTTTACAAACAGAGTAACCAGTGTAATCTTGACCACTAACAGTCAATCTAACCTTGGTTCCTCGTAGTTTCTGACCTGGGAAGCTATCAAGTTCTAGATCATCAACATGATGTACACCTAGCTGCACATCAATACCACTAGGTAGAGTCTTCTTCATACTAATTCTCCTTTTGTCTAATTTTAAACGCTCGAATAAGTTGATCAGTGTTATTTTCCGTTATCGGACCACTCCTTGTAATCTCCCAGTTATTTTTCCATAAATCCTCCAATACTTCCATTCTATATAAACATGGACAAACTAAGCTGATTTCCTGTTTTATACTGGAATCATTAATTTTAGTTTCGAGTAATGTCTCAACGTATTGTTCTAAACCGCCTGAAATCATTTTTCAACCTGTAATACATCTTTGATTTCATCAAAGGCTTCTGAAATCCTTCTTTTGTTCCAACCAATTCCTGATAAATATTCCTTGATTGAGCTTCTGTAAGAGTTTGCGCTGTTATTTCCCTTCTCATCAACCATCATAATAATGTCTTTAGGAGAATTTAATACTAAATCAACCACTTCTCTTGCATCTTTAGAAAGTAAGTCACTCCATTCAGGTCTTTCTTTTTCTACTTTGTGTGGTTTAACCGACAACTTCATTGCAACTTGATTTTGACCATTTTCATCTAATTCTGAAAAAGTTAAAGGTCTTGGTTTTTTACAGAGTTTACGAAACTCAGTCTTAATTCTCATTAGGACTCTATAGCCCACATGGGTGTTAAACTGAGCTCTTGAGCTATCGTAATTATGGTAAGCCATTACGAAAGCTAGGTTTGCATCTGATACAGCTTGTTCCTTGTTGTAAGCAATTCCATTTCCAACTAACCTATGCACTTGCTTATGAAGCAATTTTTCTACATCCTGGTAACATAATCCCATTCTCTCACTGACAACATTGTCAGCCATAAGAGCCTCTTGAATAGTAAATGGAATTGTAACATCATCGTTACCACGAACCTAATTGTAATACAAAATGGCGTTGTACGCTAGTATATCCTCCTAAATTTAGGTGATTTTAATAGAGGTTATCTCTCCATCCAAACTTTTACCCATTCTGGGGGATCTATACCAGCTATTGAGCACCTGCTTGCAATAGCTTTGGCCTTCTTAATCTTTTTTTCTCTCAAATCTTTTCTTTTGTTCTTCATTGAACTTCCTAAAAAGGGACGGAGGGTTAATTATATTAACGTCTCTAAACACCTGAGTATTAGTGAAAAATTAAATTTGGTAGTTGATCGTAGATTTAATTTTCAATTTTTTCTGATTTAATGCTCCATACATCTTATGATTTTTTGGCCATGGTCTATATTGATCATTATCAGATAGTGTGTCGTAAGATTTACAGAAATACTCACCATTTTGTTCTGTAAGTCGTGGAGTGAATCCATCTTCAGATCTGAAATCACCAGCTGTTACATGATTTGCACATTCTTTTCTATGCTGACAATCTGTTGAAAGACATACAATTCCACCATATTTATATAACTCTAATTCAACTTTCATTTGATTCCTTTCTATAGTGTTTAACTCCTGAACTCAAAAACCCAATTTCAGATTTATTAACATCTTCTAAATACTCTGGGTTTTTATTCATAATTTCAATCCATTTATCATGTCCTTTTTCTGCTTCTTCTATTGTATCATATAGTTCTACTATGACCCAGGAACCATCGTTGTAAAATGGGTGTTTAATTCCAGTTTCATGTGGTTTTTCAGAATCTGTGACACTAGCAGTGTCAATAACTCCCCCATCTTCCATCTTGGTATTTTTGATTTTTCTTTGCTCGTAGTTACACATCATGTCTGAAAATCCAAACAACATAATCATCTCCAAAGTTAAATACCATCTCCACTACAAAATTCTCTATAATATGGTTTCAATTTAGCGAACTCAGCTAATAGTTTTAATCCAGCATCGCTATCTCTTACCATGGCAAATAATTCTCCCCAAGCAGCTGACCATTTTTTATCTTCTTCTGATGGTGTCCAGTTTTTAGGGAGTTTCTGCATTCTTCCTTCTAAAACTCTCCCCATCTTATTTGCTGCTTCTGTAAAAGCTTTTCGGAAGGCATCAGAAGTAACACAGTTTGGACAGTTACTCACAAATATCCCATTTTGTTTCTTTTATCAGATCTTCTGGCGACATATCCAAATTACTGTTTTCATATCCTAGAACTTTTTGAGATTCATCACAAGCTTTTCTTAGATCTTTTAATTTTTGAAGTATTGTTTGGGCATGTCCATATTTTTTAGATCTAAAAACATCATAAGCCTCACAAAGAATTCGATGGGTTACCATCCAACAAGTTATAAAATCATCAGCTGTTTTGGCTTCATACCACTGATTTTCAGTTGCGTTCCACAACTTACGCAACC